GAGCATGGAGCGGGTTTTCGGTGGTGGTGGAGCAAGGTGGAGCAGGCGATGGGCAGGATCAGCAAAACGAAGCGGTTTGAAATCCTCGCCCGTGATGGGTTCCGGTGCCAGTATTGTGGGGCATCGCCGGCTGACGCCCGGTTGCACGTTGACCACAGCTTGGCCGTCGCGCGCGGCGGTACGGACGACGATGCAAATCTCATCACCGCATGCGCCGACTGCAACCATGGGAAATCCGATGGAGTGCTGATCCCGACCCGCCGGGGTTTCGAAGTCGACCAATCGGCGAAGATGGCTCGATCGAAGAAATGGGCAGCGTCGATACATCCGGCGGTCGATCCCAACCGTCATGTGCTGGACACCGGCCAGATCGATTCACTCGATGAGGAAGACGACGACAGCCAACTCGCGCTCGTCTGGTGCGAGAGCCATCAGAAATACGAATGGCACAACATTCCCCAGCGCCTGATCGGCCACACCTCAGAATTGGTCCGCATCACGCGTCCCGGCTGGAAGGGCGCGATATGATCTCATCTATCAACAATCCGTTGCTCAACCCTGACCTCGGGAGGGGGTGATGGGGGCGATCATACTTATGGCGGGCCCCCTTATCGGCGCAGCGTTGATGCTAATATCCTTGTCTGTGCGCGGCAAAGGGAAGCGGTGATGCTGGACACCACGATCCATACGGGAGATGCGGCGGTGGTGTACTTGGCCGATGCGCTAAGCCGGGTACGCGCGCTGACCGAGACCGAGAGCCGCATCTTGCATCGTGCCCTGCGCCGCGATGCCGGCATGTTCAGGCGGTGGACGGCGGCAGAGGATGCCAAGCTGCTCAAGATGCACAAGGCGGGCATCAGGGCTCCGGGGATAGCCATGACATTGGGCAGGTCATCGGATGCCGTTCGGCGTCGGCTGTGTGATTTGAAGAAGGGGCAGCGTTGTGGGTAGGCCATCCGATTTTACCGATGCCATCGCCGATGCGATCTGCGAGAAGCTTGCCGATGGGCAATCCCTGCGCACGATATGCGCGGGAGACGAGATGCCGAACCGGGCTACGGTGTTCCGATGGCTGGCTTCGAACGAAACCTTCCGCGACCAATATGCGCGCGCGCGGGATGCCCAGGCTGAGGCTCTTGCCGATGAAATTCTCGACATCGCGGACGATGGCTCGAACGACTGGATGGAGCGCTATGACGATGAGGGCGGGAACATCGGCTGGCGCGAGAATGGCGAGGCGATGCAGCGATCGAAGCTGCGCGTAGAGGCGCGCAAGTGGGTCGCTGCCAAGCTTCTTCCGAAGAAATACGGCGACAAGACGCTCGTAGGCTCGGACCCTGAAAACCCCCTGCCCGCTGGCTTCTCCGTCAATCTGGTGAAGCGTGACGCGGCAGATTGACCTCCCGGAATATGCCGGCGACCTGTGGCAGACGTTTCGCCATCTTGCGTGGCACGGTGGACGCGGACCAGGCAAAACGCGCACGGTGGCGACAGGGCTAATCCTCCAGTCGATGGAGCGACATGAGCGGGTGTTGTGTGGGCGCGAGACGCAGCGTTCGATCCGCGATTCCTCCAAGCGTGTCCTTGACGATGAGATTGATCGCCTGGGCGTGCGCGCGGCGTTCACCAGCACCGAGACCGAGATTCGCGGCCCCAACGATAGCCTATTCCTGTTCGCTGGCGTGCGCGGCAATGCTACGGGCCTCAAGTCGATCGAGGGCGTCACGACGTTCTGGGGCGACGAGGCGCAGGCATTCAGCCAGGGCAGCATTGATACGATCGTGCCGACCATACGCGCGCCTAGGTCACGGCTCATCTGGACGTGGAACCCGGATCTGCCTACCGATCCCGTCGATGTGATGTTCCGCGGCGAGAACGGACCGCCGCCCGACAGCATCGTGCGCGAGGTGAACTACCCGGATAACCCGTGGTTTCCCGACGTGCTGCGCGTCGCGATGGAGCACGATCGGGCGCGAGACATCGATAAATTCAACCACATCTGGCTTGGCAAATACCGGCAGAACAGCGAGGCGCGCGTCCTCAAGAACTGGCGCGTTGAGGAGTTTGACACGCCCGACAATGTCGAATTCAGGCAGGGCGCTGACTTCGGCTTCTCGATCGATCCGAGCTGTCTGGTGCGGTGCTGGATCGATGGGACCAACCTCTATATCGATCAGGAGGCGTGGGGGCTGCAGATCGAGATCAACAACCTGCCCGAACTGTTCCGTGGCGTGCCCGATGCCGAGAAATGGTGGATCACGGCGGACAGCTCGCGTCCGGAGACGATCAGCTACCTGCAGAAGCACGGCTTCCCGCGCATCAGGCCGGCGCTCAAGGGATCACGCTCGGTCGAGGAGGGCGTCGAGTTCCTGAAGTCGTTCGACATGATCGTGCACCCCCGCTGCGTGCGGCTGATCGACGAGCTGACCCATTACAGCTACAAGCTCGACAGCCTGACAGGCGAAGTTCTGCCGATCCTGGAGGACAAGAACAACCATATGATCGATGCGCTGCGGTACGCCTGTGAGGGAGCTCGCCGGGCATTGCTCGGACGACCGAAGGTGATGAGCGTTGCAATCCCGTCCACGCGCGGCGGGTTCCGTAGCTAAACCCTCACAAACCCTCACATAGGCGATCCGCCACCATGCGCGGTATTTCCGTGTCATGGCTGACGAGCCCGACACCCAGGACAGCACACCGCGCAAGACCAAGGCTGAGCGCTTGGCGGAGCGCCATGAGTGCTGCATGCGTGAGTTTGACGCGGTGTGGACGCTGGAGCGACACGAGCGCGCGCAGTCCCTCCTCGATCGCCGTTTTGCCACCGTCCGAGGCGCACAGTGGGAGGGTCAGTACGCATTCGGCGATGGCCCGATCGATGAGGATGGTGACGCGGTCGAGACCGGCCTTCCCCGCATGGAGGTGCCGAAATTCTACCGCCCCCTCCGCCGTGCGCTTGGCGAATATCGCTCGAGCCGCAAGACGGTCGACTTCAAGCCAAAGGGCCAGGACAGCGACAAGCGCAGCGCCGACAACCTCGACGGCCTGTACCGCGCAGACGAGAATGATTCCGTCGGCGGCGGCCAGGCAGCCTATGCGAACGGCTTCCAGGAGGGGTTGAAGGGCGGCCGCGGCGGATGGCGACTTCGCCCCGTCTTCGAGGACGAGAGCGACGAAGAGAACGAGCACCAGCGTATCAGGATCGAATGCGTGTTCGATGCCGATCAGCGCATGTGGTGGGATCGCAACGCCCAGCTCGACAGTAAGCTCGATGCTCGCCGGGGCTGGCTGCTGACGCCGTACACTCCCGATGCGTTCAAGGAAGAATTCCCGAAGGCCAGCCCGAGCACCTTCGGAAACAAGCTGACGTGGAACTTCGATTGGGTCACGCCGGACGTGATCATGGTCGCGGAATACTACGAGATCGAGGATCATTCGGTCCTGCGCCGCACCTTCCGCAACCTCGCGACACAGGAAGAGCAGACGTTTGACGATGCCGCGCTAACCGAGGGCGAAGAGGGCGAGACCAAAGAGGATGTTCTCCTCGCGACTGGCTGGGAAGAGGTGCGGTCCCGCAAGATCAAGCGCCAACGCGTCCATAAGTACCTGATGAGCGGCGCGGAATGCCTCAGCGATGAGGGGTTCATCCCCGGCAAATACGTGCCGTTGATCCCCTATTTCGCCGACCGGTGCATCATCGACGGCATCGAGCGCTCGCAGGGCATCATCCGCCCGGTGATCGACAGCACGCGCATCTACAATCTGATGGTTTCGGGGCTGGCGGAGTCGGCGAGCGGGCCGGCAACGGATACCCCGATCATCGCGCCGGAGCAGGTGCCGGGCAACTATGCGCAGATCTGGGCAACGCGCAACACCGCGCGGCCTGCCTATCTGCCGCTCGAGCCGATCCGCGATGAGAACGGCGGTGTAGTGCAATCGGGTGTGTCTGGGATGCTCCCTGTCGCGCAGGTGTCGCCGAATATGGCCGCGCTGATCCAGGTCGCCGGCACCGATATCGCCGACATCATGGGCGAGAGCGATCGCCCTGAGACCGTGCCGTCCAACACCTCTGCAGATGCGATCGAGCTGGTTAACGACGAAGCGGACACCAACGACTTCCTGTGGCGGGACAATTTCAGCGTCGCGCTGATGACCACCGGCACCGTGTGGCTCGAAATGGCCAAGGAGCTGTACGTCGAGGAAGGCCGCGAGATGATAGCGATCGATGACAAGGGCGGACAGTCCACCGTCAAGCTCGCCGAGCCTGCGTTGGATTCCAAGGGCAACCAGTTCCTCAAGAACGACCTCACCACCGGCAGCTACGATGTCGTTGTCGATGTCGGCCCGGCGACCAAGACCAAGCAGAAGAGCACGGCGCGTACGATGCTTGCCATCGCGCAGACCGCTGTCACGGCGCAGAAGATGGATTGGGCCGGCGGCGCGCTTGGTGTTGCGATCCTCAACGCAGATGGCGAGGGCATCGAGGCCTATCAGAACTGGGTTCGCCAGCAGGGTATCCGCGAGGGCTGGGTCGAGCCGAACGAACAGGAGCGGATGCAACTCCAGCAGGAGGCGCAGAACGCCCAGCCCGATCCGCAGTCGCAGCTTATCCAGGCCGCTGCGATGCAGGCCGCTGCCGAGGCTGAACTCGCCAAGAGCAAGACTGCGCAGACCGTTGCCCTAGCCGAACAGGCCCGCGCGAAGACGGCGGAGATCTTAGCCAGCATCGATCAGGCACAGCGCAAGCAGGCGATCGAGGCGGCGCGCCTGATCCTCGACGCGCACGGCCAGCATTTCGATCAGATGAACACGGTTTTTGAGAACGAGGCGACCAATGGCGACGCAGCTTGAAGACGTTCAGCAGGACGAAGAACTCGATACCATGGATATCGATCTCGATGAGGCCGATGAAGAGCAGGACGATGCCCAGGCCGAGGGAGCCGAGGACGAGGATAGCGGGGAAGCCGAAGACGACGGCGATGTCGTAAGTTTCGGCGGCGTTGACCTGCGCGACGAGGACGAGCCGGAGCATATCTCCGATCTGCGCCGCCGCTACCGTGAGGAAAAGAAGCGCCGCGAGGAGCTGGAACACCAGCTTGCGCCGCGCGTCGAGGATATCGGCGCAGAGCCCAACATGGACGATTATTGGGAGCGCGACGACCCCCAGGGCGAGTTCAAGCGCGACCTGCTGACATGGAACGCCAAGCGCCAGGCCGCCGAACAGAGCCGCGCCAAGCAGCTGGAGCAGCAGCAGACGATCCAACGCGAATACGAGGCCGATGTCGAGGCGATGCAATCCCAGCGCGCTGCGCTCAAGGTCCGCGACTTCGACGCCGCCGAGGAGCGCGTGTCCGCCGCGCTGGACCCCGCGCAACAGGCGATCCTTACTCAGGTCGCGAAGAACAAGGCCGCGCTCTGGTACGCGCTCGGCAAGAACCCTGACCGCCTCGCTACACTGGCGAAGGTGACCAACTATGCGAAATTCGCGGGTGAAGTTGCCCGCCTGGATATGGAGACTCGCGTGGCCCGCAAACCAACCACCCAGCCCGAAGGGACCGTTCGCGGTTCTGGCGGCACGCTGAACGGCAAGGCGGCCGGCGATGCCAAACTTGCGCGGCTCGAGGCAGAGGCAGCCAAGACGGGCGATCGCTCTGCCATCGCGAAGTATCGCCGTGAGCTTCGACTGGCGGGGCGCGCGTGAGCGATACTCCCGCGATCACCTATTTTCACATGGGCCAATGGCCTGTCTATGTCGGGTTCACCACCAGCCAGAAGGCGTTTCGCAAGGAGATGAAGCGCCTGGGTGTGAAGGACAACCCATTTCTCGCGCGCGCCAATGCTGATGCCACCACGCATTTTTTGACGCAGGGCGGAGAAACGACATGCATCATTGCGATGGCAAAACGCGGCGCCCGATCGCATTCGCAATATGCGGCTTTGGTCGCGCACGAAGCACTGCACGTCGTCCAGGACATGCACCGGAGTCTGAACAAGGGTGAGCCGTTCGGCGACGAGGCCGACGCGTACCTGCTCCAGAGCATTGTGCAGAATTGCTTGCAGATCGCGTTCGATGAGAACTTGATTCGCAGCACGGAACCGGCAAGCGCATGAAATCCAGCGCGGGGCTTGCGCTAATTCTCAACATGCGATAAGTCAACCAAATCTGCCATCGGTCCCCACCCGCCGGAAGGGGTGAGTAGCGGCAACCACGGGCTCCACGAGCCCTTGCTACTCACGAGGACCCAATGGCCGTAAATACTCCCAAACAAGAGATTGTTGCGTTCGACGATATGCTCGAGGGCTTCGACGATATGCTCGTCATCGCCCAGGAAGTCGAGAAGTACGACATGCCCGGCGGCCCCGATGCCCAGCAGCGCATGAACGACAAGATCTGGCGCCCGATGCCCTACATCCCCGCGGTGTTTGACGGTTTCGACCAGTCCTCGAACTTCGGCAACATCACGCAGCTCGCTGCGCCGATCAACGTCGGCATCCACAAGTCTACCCCTGTCAGCATCGGCGCCAAGGATGGCCGCGACAAGGCTGCTATCGATCGCTATTTCCGCGATGCCTCCCTCTCGCTCGCCAGCCAGGTCAATCTTTCGGTGTTCACCGTTGCGGCCAA